CAACAGGGCAAAGAGCTTCAGCAGTTAGGCGTAAACGAGCAAAAGCTCAAGGCGTAGGAGGTAAACCTACAATGGTAAAAACATTTGCTAAACGTGGTGGACAAGCTTTGGTAGCTTCTTGTTATGACTAAACGTAAAGACCCTAAAGTAGGAACTGGTAAAAAACCTAAAGGTTCTGGTCGTAGATTATATACAGACGAAAATCCAAAAGATACTGTTAGTATTAAATATGCTACTGTTAAAGATGCTAAAGAAACAATAGCAAAAGTAAAAAGAATAAATAAACCTTATGCTAGAAAAATACAAATACTTACAGTTCTAGAACAACGTGCTAAGTTTGCTAAAAAACCAGAACAATCTAGATTAGCTAAAGCTGCTAAACAACAACTTAGAAAGAAGTATAGAACATAATGGCTACTAGCGGTACATTTAATTTTAACCTTGACATAGATGAGGTTATTCAAGAAGCAACGGAAATGATTGG